CGGCTTCACTGATCTATCACCTGTCGGCCACGGAGCGGCTGCTGCCGCAGATTGTCAGCTATCAGATGCCAATCAATTACCCGGCGCTGGCCTTGGCCAACCGCATCTACGGTGATGCCTCGCGCAGCGACGAGCTGATTGCAGAGAATAAAACCGTGCATCCAGCATTCATGCAACGCGACATCATTGCGTTGAGCGCATGAGTGATATTCGCATCATCAATGTCACCAACCTCAACGGCATCTGGGCCGATTGGCTGCTCAAGCCGAATGGTGCCTTGGATGAAAGCCAGGAGCTGGTCAACATCGCCAAGGTGGCGCTGCTGACGCATGCCCTGGCTGACCCGAGTGATATTCTGCCCGACCCTGACAGCACCGACCGGCGCGGCTGGTGGGGTGATCTTGAGGCCGACCTTTGGGATGGCTGGCCGATAGGCTGCAAGCTGTGGCTGTTGGAGCGCGCCAAGATCACGCCAGCTGAAGCACGCGAAGGCTCAACCCTGGTGCGCGCCGAGCAGTATTGCCAGATTGCCTTGCAGCCGATGATCGACATTGGGCTGTGCACAGCCTTCACTGTCAATGCCACGCGCGGCAGTCTTGAACGCATTGATGTGAGTATCGTGGTCTATCGCGGCCCGCTGCCGCAGATCGAGTTGCGCTTTCAAAACCTCTGGCTCGGGATCGAGAACTAAACCATGCCCTGGACAACACCCTCACTGAGTGCTGTTCGCCAGACCGTGCGCGGGGAAATCACCACAGCCCTGGGGCGCGCCACCTTTGTCGGCAACAGTGTGCTGCGGGTCATGGCCGATGCCACAGCAGCACTCACGCATCTGGTGTTGCGCTACATTGATTGGCTGTCCCTGCAGCTCCTGCCCGATACCGCCGAAACTGAATGGCTGGACCGGCACGGCGACATTTGGCTGGTCAATGCTGATGGCACCACAGGGCGCAAGGCTGCAGCCACAGCAGCAGGCTCAGTGACCATGACCGGCACACCGGGCATCGTTGTGCCAACTGCAACGCAATTGTCCGATGGTGCCATAACCTATCAGACCACCGCAGACACGACGCTTGATAACAGCCCGGTGCCTGCTGACATCCGCGCCGTTGATCCTGGTGCGGCTGGAAATCACGAGGTCGGGTATGCATTGGATTTTGTAGCGGCTCTGCCGGGTGTTGATGGCACGGCCATCGTGGTCACGCTGACCGGGGGAGCTGATGCCGAGACAGACAATGAATTGCGCCAGCGCATCCTGCGGCGTATTCAAAACCCTCCGATGGGTGGCTCCGAGGCCGACTATGAGCAGTGGGCGCTGGCAGTCAATGGCGTGACCCGCGCCTGGGCTGCCCCTGAGCAAGGTGTCGGCACCATCACGGTGCGTTTCCTGATGGATGACCTGCGCGCCTCTGATGATGGCTGGCCGACGCCGGACGACATCATTGCAGTTGACACCTACATCGAAACCAAGCGGCCGGTGACGGTGAAGGATTGCTATGTGCTGGCACCGATCAAGGAATTTATTGACATCACTATTGTCAATCTTGTTCCTGACAATGCCGAGTCGCGCGCGCAAATTGAGCAGAGCATTCGCGACATGCTGTTCGCCCAGGCCGCGCCGGGGCAGACCATCTATGCGAGCTGGGTGAATTACGCGATTATGAATGCGCCCAGCGTGCAGTCGTTCAATCTTGTCACCACCACTGATTATGTGATGCCATCCCTCGGGCACATGGCAGTGCTGGAAACAATCCTTTTTGAGTAAGCATCAGTGAGTGACCGGCATGTGCGCAGGTCGGGCTCCGACTACACGCAAGCCTTCCTGGCATTGCTGCCACAAGGTCAGGCATGGCCGCGCCAGTTCGACAGCCTGCTGGTGCAAGTCTGCAGAGGCCTCTGCGAATTTTGGGGGTTTGTGGATGGCCGCGCCGCCGACCTGCTCGAGCGCGAGAGTGACCCGCGCCAGACCATAGAGCTGCTGCCGGATTGGGAGAGGAATTTCGGGCTCCCCGATCCTTGTTACACCGCGCCGCAAACCATTGATGAGCGCCACCTGGCGCTGATCATGCGCATGACTATGCAGGGCGCACAGTCGCGCGAGTTCTTTATCGGTGTCGCAGCACAGATTGGCTACACCATCACCATCACTGAGTATCGCACCTTCGTGGTCGGCCTGGATCATGTCGGTGATGCGCGCGTCTATGGTGACTTGCCGCCTGATCCCATGCGCAATGAATGGGGCGTTCCCATTATGAACGCGCGCGGTGATGCACCTGTTGCAGACGGTGCGCTGAGCGAATGGCCTTACTACGGCTTAGGACCAGACACGAACCGCTTTTATTGGACCGTGCATGTTGACCAGGCCAAGCTGACCTGGTTTCGCTGCGCCTCTGGTCAGTGCGGTGTTGATCCACACCTGCGTATCGGCATTGCCGATGATCTGGAATGCCTGCTCAACCGCTGGAAGCCAGCGCACACGCAAATCATCTTTGACTATTCCGGCTTGAGCAATCCCGGCGATCCGATGGCTGGCACTCCGTAAATCACTCACCTGCGTTTGATCTGAAAACCTCGGGCGGCTGTCACCGGCTGTCCTAGAGAGAGGAATTGCGTCGATGAAATATAACCAGCCCTATGGCGTGTCCGATCCGAACGGCAGCTATATCAACGGCAATCCCTCGACCGGCACGATGGGGTCAATTCCTCCAGCGGCATCGATTGAAAATCCGCAGCGTGAAATCGTCAACCTGATTGCCGATGCCGGGATCGTTCCTGCCGACACCGATCTGCATCAGTTGGCGCGCGGCGTACAAAGCCAGCATATGAATTATGCCGTCGATGCCGGGACAGCGAACGCACTCGCCATCAATGTTGTTCCTCCACTGCTTGCCTATGCTGCCGGTCAGCGATGGACGGTTAAAGTCCTTGCTACAAACACCGGCCCATCAGTCATCAATATCAACAGTCTGGGTGCGCGCCATATCGTCTATCCGGATGGCTCGCAGATGAAGGGCGGTGAATTAGCAGCGAACGGTCTTGCCTCGCTGGTCGATGACGGCACGAATTTACAATTGACCAACGTCGCAGCCGTCACCGGCAGCATTTTGACCGCGCCGAAAATTTACTACATCAACGCGGCGACCGGCGATGACAGTCTCTATGACGGCACCACCGCAACAGTGTCAGGAACGCATGGGCCGTTTCGCACCATTCAGCGCGGCCTCACGGCAGCCTATGCCTGGAACCAGAACGGTTTTGCAATAACAATTCAGATTGCTGACGGCAGCTATCCGCCGTTTCAGGCGGTGCAACCGCCCAACGGCGCGGGGCAAATTATCCTGACGGGAAATCTGGCGACCCCGGCATCTGTGCAGGTTCACGCAACCGCTGGCGAGGCGGCACTCTTTCAGTCAGCAAACGGCTACTCGCTCAACGGCATGATGATGATATCGGATGCGGCGGGGGCGTCGCCGCACGTTGGCGCAGGCATCCGGCTTATCAGCAGCTATCTGCCGGTCAGAAACATTGCGTTCGGCGGTTGCGCGTCCGCGCATATGTTCATTGCCGGTAGCTCGATCCTCGCAATCAGTGGGCCGCAAGGTGGTCCGGCCTTTGCCAGTGATGCCATCTATGTCTCGGGGGATACGCCACTCCATATCTATTGCGCGGAAAATTCGTTGGTCGAAACCGGGCAGGCAAATTTATTCACCACCGGCAATCGCAATATCGGTGTGTGGTGGCAGTGCCTCGCGAACGCGGTCATCAACGGTTCTTACACCGCGCAGAACCTCGGCGGCAGCGTCACCGGGCAAAAATTTTCCGCTTTTCTCAATGGCGTTATCAGCACCGGCCAAGGCGTGAATTATCTCCCCGGCACGGCGGCCGGCGGCACCACAAGCGGCGGTCAATACAGCTAGAGAGGCAAACCATCCAAATGCCGAATCCATCCGATAACTATTGGCTGGCCGACGACGCGCGCGTCTATGGCAGCGCCAAGCAGACCATCACCACCGACACCGACCCCGATTATGCGGCATGGACCGGTGCGGGCAATGTTGCGACGCCCTGGCCGCGCGACAATGCAAACAACCAGACCGACGCCGCGATGCAAGCGGTGGCCGGGCAATACGGCCAGTTTGTTAGTCTGTCCTATTACGCAGGCTATGCTCGCTTTAATCGCGCGAGCGGCGGCTGCACCATCGGCGGCAAGCCGTACCTAACTGATCCTGTCTCACGCAACACGGTTGCCAGTGCACATGATTATGCAGTGGCCAACCCAGGCCACATCACTGACTGGAAACTGGCTGACGGCACCTTCATCCAATTGAATGAAGTACAGCTCGCGCATGTGTTGCAGCAAATGGCGACGTTCGTGCAGGCCTGCTTCACCTGTGAGAGCAACACTGTCGCTAGCATCGGCGGTGGCACCATCACCACGCGCGCGCAAGTCGATGCCGCCTTTGCCGCGATTTCCAACGTGCTTGCCTGACAATGGCGACCGTCAATATCACCGTCGAAAACGACGCGGACTTCTACCGCACGTTTCAATACGTCATGTCGTCATCGGGTACGCCCATCGACATGACCGGCGCGTCGCTGGAAATGATGCTGCGTCATCATGCCGAGGATGCGGAGGCGTTATTGCGGCTCGGAACCGATACCGGCGAGATGGTCTTAACCGATCCGGTCAACGGCCTATTCACAGTGAAGATTACGCAGGACACGTTGGCCCGGCTTCCGCTCGGCAGCTATGACCATTCCAACATTATGACGCGCGGACCTGACAAGACAAAAATCTGGAGCGGTACGCTGGTCAACAATGCAGGACCGACGCGATGAGCACGGTCGAAGTCTCAACCTCCTACGATGTTGCCATCACCGATCCGCTGCCCCCGGTTGTGGTGCTGTCACCCGATGATGTGGAAACCATCATCACCGGCGAGCAAGGGCCGCCTGGGCCGCCTGGTGCAGCAGGCGGGCCACCAGGGCCGCAAGGTGTGCCAGGGCCACCAGGGGATAAAGGTGATCCGGGGCCGACCGGGCCGCAAGGACCGAAAGGCTCAACCGGCATCACCGGACCAGCGGGGCCGAACGGGCCGACCGGCCCGACCGGATCGCAAGGCGTGCCGGGACCAACCGGGCCAACCGGGCCGCAAGGACCGAAGGGCAACCAGGGCGATCCCGGTGCCGACAGTACGGTGCCGGGTCCGACCGGCCCAACAGGGCCGCAAGGCGTGCCGGGTCCGACTGGCGCGACCGGGCCGACAGGTCCGGCGGGAGCCGATGGCGCGGGCGCGCCCGCGACCGTTCCGCCGCTCATGGACAGCACGGCGGCGGTCGGCACGTCGATGCTGTTTGCGCGGCAGGATCACGTCCATCCATCCGATACGTCGCGCGCGCCGCTTGCATCGCCAACCTTTACCGGCGATCCGAAAGCGCCGACACCGACTGCTGGCGATAACGACACCAGCATTGCGACAACCGCGTTTGTGAGCGCGGCGGTCGCTGCTGGCGGTGCAGCCGGGGCCGTGCGGTACGATGCGCCGCAGACGTTAACGACGCCGCAACTGATACAAGCGCAGCAAAATATTTACGCTGCGCCGTTCGATGCGATGGCCTACAGCGGATTGCAGATCAATGGCGGCATGGAGGTTAGTCAGGAGAGAGGCGCAAGCCCGACAACGGGGTCATATCTTGGTGATGGTTGGAGACAGTTTTATAGCGGCACGATGAGCATTAGCGCGGCATGTCTTGCAGCGGTTTTTGCCCCCGGTTTCCCTAGTGGCCTCTACATGAGTGCTGCCGTGGCTCAGGCGTCAATCGGTGCCAGCGACTATGCTATCCTTTCACACGCAATCGAGGGCTACCGTGTTGCGCGTTTGCAGTGGGGCACTGCCAACGCACAGCCGATCACGGTTGCGTTCTGGTCCAATCATCACCGGACAGGACTTTACACTGGTGTTGTTCGCAACGGAGCCAATAATCGCACTTATGCCTTCGCCTATACGCAGGTTACTGCCGACATCCCTCAGTACAACGTCATCACCATCCCCGGCGACACGACAGGAACGTGGACCACCGACAACACGGCTGGATTGAGTCTTGTCTTTGCAATGGCCTGTGGCAGCAGCAACATTGCGCCGTCAGCCAATGCTTGGCTGGCAGGAAGTTATGCCGCCGCCCCCGGCCAGATCAACGCCGTCGCAGCGACATCTGATGTCTTCCGCCTGACCGGCGTCACCGTCCTCCCCGGCAACGAAGCACCATCCGCCGCGCGCTCGCCATTCATCATGCGGTCCTACGATCAGGAATTACAAACCTGCAAGCGATATTGGGAACAATGTGCCGTGTTTCTTGCAGCTTCCGGCACTGCTGGAACAGGGTCGGGGGCTGCACTCACGTCATTTTCGGTCGAGAAACGGGCCACCCCGACAAGGACGTTGGTTGGTTCGTCGTTCAACAATTGTACTTTCAATAGTTTTGGTGGCGATACAAAAGCAGTTACTGTCGTCGTCAACGTCACAGCGACGGGCACGTTTGTGATCAATACCGGCATCACCAATGACGCGAGGCTATGATGGCAGACTATCAACTCACTGCCACCGATGCCGTCATCCGCACAGAAGATGGCGCAACAATTCCTAACGATCCAGCCAACCGCGATTGGATCGAATATCAGAAATGGCTCGATGATGGTGGTGTGCCTGATCCATATGTGCCGCCCGAGACAGCACCACCCGAGCCCGCGCCGGAAACGACGCTTCTCTACGATCACGAGAACAGATTGCGCGCGCTGGAAGGGCAGCCACCACTGACCATCGGTGAGTTTCTGAGCAAGGCCACACAACCCGCGCCGGAGCAAAAGCGCAAACGCAAATGACAAATCACCAAGCAGTCGAGTGGGCCGCGCTGGCAGTTGTCGCGGCGCTGGTGACCGTCGGCGTAAACTACACAAGGAGTTCGGCACAACCGGCAGTGCCTACATGCGTCACCGATGAGGACCGCGTCCACATTCGCGCGTTGCTGCTCGCGGCGGTTGATGAGGCGTGGAAAGAACAAGCCAAGCACCTGTTCACCAGCTGGCTCAAGGATACGCACGGTCAACCGGAACGGGCCTCAGCTGGAATACAAAGTTCAATTGTTGCCTATCAGCGAGCGCGTGACCAGGCGCTGAAATGGTCGCCAGCAGCCTGCTAAGGATGGACCGCAAATGATGCTCACCCTCAAAGGCAAGGTGTCGCATTTCGGCGGGCCCAATGATGATGGCGTGGCACCTGATGAAGGCCTGGCTTTCATTAGTGCTGTTGACCAGGCTCCGCATCTATTCCTGTCCTACCAGCCGGAAGGCACCACCGGCCTGGCGCGCAGGCTCAACCCGCAGGCCTATTACATCGCCTGTCGCTGGGACTATGATGAAACCCCTGCCTACATGCTGCTTGAGGAAATGGCCCTGGTGCATGCACCCAAGACAGGGCGCTCACTCAAACTCTATCCAGCCGATTGGGGGCCGCATCAAGACACCAATCGCGTGGCAGACATTTCCCCTGGTGCCATGCAGGCCCTGGGCATCACCACCGATGATGAGGTGGTGGTTGAATTTCCCTTCACCTCGCGCGGTGCTGTTGCATCAGCTGGTTATAACCGCATCGTCATTTCATCCGGTCACGGCAAGTATGTGCGCGGCGCATCCGGCATCCTTGATGAGGTGGATGAGGCGCGCAAGGTGGTCGAGAGCCTGGCCGATGCACTGCGTGATCGAGGCGTCAAGGTGACAACCTATCATGACGATGTGAGCAAAACGCAGAATGAAAATCTCAATCGCATTGTCGATTTCCATAATGCGCAGCAGCGCGACCTGGATGTGTCGGTGCATTTCAATGCCTATGTGGAAACCACCAGCCCGATGGGCAGCGAATGCCTCTATGTGACGCAGAGTGCATTGGCTGACCATGTGGCTGCAGCCTTGGCCGCCTGCGGCTTCATCAACCGCGGTGCTAAAAAGCGCACCGATTTATTCTTCCTCAACCAGACGACAGGCCCGGCCGTCCTGATTGAGGTGTGCTTCGTTGACAGCTCGGCCGATGCTGCCGTTTATGAAGATCAGTTTGACGCCATCTGTGAGGCTATCGCTGGTGTGCTGGGTGGTGTGCAATCCACCTTGGCTGTCTGAAATGAATTGTCCTGCCTCGCACCTCCGGCCAGGACGATAGGTGGCCCGCGCCTGGTGAGCGGGCAATTTCGTACATGGGTGACAACTTGGCCCCGCTTCGGCGGGGCCTATTTTTTTGTTTTTTTCTTTTTTGATTTGCGGCGAGTGATGGGCTCACCTTCAAGGGCTGTGATGATTTTCTTTTCCTCGATGCCCTTCCAGAGAAGCCGTTTGGCCTCTTTCTCGGAGTAGCCAAATTCGCGCATGATGTAGCGTATCGCTTCATCAAGGTGTGCCCAGCGCGGCATTTATTTATGCTCCATGCTTTCCCAATTGCTGCGGGGTAAAATAACATTTTACATTAAAAAACCCCGGAGGTAAGGCCGGGGTTTTGCTTTCAGGGCAGCAGTTAGGGTTACTGCATGCGGTCAACCATGTAGGCCGAAGCCAGCATAACCATGCCGCCGATCCACAGCAGCAGGATGCAAGGCACCACGGTCAACGGTGTTGAGTAGGCCAGGGTTGCAAAGCCACAGACAAAGAAGCCAAGAAAACCCCACAGGCCGAACAATATTTTCATCACGCCACCTGCCTGAGCTGGACCACATTGCTGGTGGTGTCTTTGTCGCGCAGCTCATCCAGCCTGGTTGACCAGTGGGCCATCATCTTCACGCGGATTTCCCATTGGCGGTCCAGTCCGTCCTGGATTTCCTTGCCTGACATGATGGCATCAGCAGCAGCCATGCGGTTATAGGTTTTGCGAACCACATCCTCATCGCCATGCGCCAGCTGCATTTCGATCAGGTCAGACGGCCAGCGGTACTCACCATTCAACAGGGTGCTGGCAGTGCTGCGAAAGCCATGGGCACAGTGCAGCTCACCACCATAGCCAAGCTGCTGCAGGGCACGGTTGAGCGTCTTGGGTGTCATCGGCTTGTTGGCAGTCGTGAACACATATTTGCCGTTGCCGGTGAGCGGCCTGACCAGCTCCAGGATGGCCAGCACCTGGGCCGACAGCGGCACTCGGTGAAAGGTGCCTGGCTTCATCATGCGGGCCATTTTCATTTTGTGGCGCGGGATGCTCCAGGTGTTGCCATCAATTTCACTCCACTCCATGGCTGCCACATTGGCAGGCCGCTGGAAGGTGCGGGCCAGCACCTCGAGCGCGGCAGTCACCAGCATGCGGCCATCGTAAGCCTGGACGCGCCGCATCAGCTCGCCAACCTGGCTGGATGAAATGATAGCAGGCAGCGGCTCAGGCTTGCGCGGCGGCAGCTTGAAGCACTTAATCTCGGCCGGGTTGTCGCTGCAGTATTTATTGGGGACAGCATACTCAAAAACCTCCCTGAGCATGCCGCGCAGCTGGCGCGCCTTGGCATTGTGGCCATCACCATTGGCAATCTTGAGCAGTGCCTGTTGCACATCCCCAATGCTGATGTCGGCAATGAGCTGCTTGCCGAACAGGTCAATGAGCTGGTCGCGCTTGGTGGCATCCATGTCCCTGGTTTTTTGTGTGCGGTTGGTATCGCCTTCGCGGAAGGCTGCAAACCATTCCATGATGACGGACTCGAATGTGCGCTTGGCGCGCACGGCTGCCTTTTCTTTTTTGCGCTCCAGGATGGGGTCTTTCCCAGCAGCAACCTGCTGATGAGCTGCCATTGATTTTTCACGCGCCAGGCCCAGGCCAGTCTTGGGATAGATGCCCAGCGACATGCGGGTGCGCTGGCCAGTGACAGGGCTGGTGAAGCGAAAGCGCCAGCAGCCAGTCTTTCCCTCGGTGATTTCCAGGGCCAGGTTGTCACTGTCATGCTTTTGTGAAACCTGGGTTTCATTGCCTGCATCATCGGTCACGATGAAGTAGCCGTTGGTGATGGCCTTTTTGATTTCGGGGTCGGTCAACATTTCTTTTCCTTTGTTTTTTAAGATGTACCATTGGGTGACAATTTGGGTGTCGGTGCTTGAGACAAGCAGACACGACCAGGCATAGGCATAGAGCGTGAGCCGCTGGGAGAGAAGCGGTGCGGCGAGTGGGAGTTAATAGGATGCAGTCAGAGAGAGAGTGTCCGCCCCTGGGGGTAAAGCAGACAAATTGACTTAACGCATTGTCAGACTATCGTTTTTCCAGATTGGCGAAATCCCATGGTCCTCGCCCTGTACCATTACAAGAGGGGTCAAAATATATTTTACTATTAACGGGGGACGCTGCAGAAAGGCCTTCGGGAATGATCCCACTCAACGGAGACTACCTATGAAGATTGTCCTAGCACTTGCCGCCCTTGGATTGTTTGTATCTGCGATTACTGCAGATGCCCAGACAATGCGCTGCCGCAGCTACACGGTTGGCGGCACCACCTACACCACTTGCAACTAATGAATTGGAGTGACCGCGCTGAACTGCTGGCCCGCGTTGGGCCAGCAGAATACAACCGGAGGATCAAAATGGCTTACGTCCTCGTCACCAGCTCATGTTTCGGCTGCGGAAAGATATTCAGCTATCATCCGAACAAGGTGCCGAGCATTCCAATTGAGGGTGAGCGCCGGCCGATCTGCCAGGCCTGCGTCACCCTGGTTAATCCAAAGCGCATTAAGAACGGCCTGCCACCCATTGTGATCCTGCCGGGTGCTTATGAGCCAGTGGATGAGGATGAGGTTCGCTGGGACTGAATAATTTTGAGCATGCCGATGCCTTGGTTGAGGTGATCCCTCGCCTCGTCCATTGCCTTCCGCAGCCGGTCAATTTCATTAACTGCCTCAGCCAGCAGCTCGCGGCCTTCGCGTGACCGACCTGGCCTGTCTCGGTAGACGATGAGGCGTTCAACAATGTCCATCATCGTCTAGCCTGCAGCCTGATTTCGGGCAGTGAATTGTGGTCGGCGTCCATCGTATTCAAATCAATCAAGGTGCGCCTGCCATCCTTGTAAGCCTTGATGCGCCCGGCCTTCATTTTGCGATAGAGCGTGGCCGGGGACATATGACCGTAGCGGCATGCCTCCTTGACTTCGACCAGGCGGCGCACTCCTGGTGGCTTGTCGAATAGCCTCACCCGTTCCATTTCCATCTTGCGCGGTGCCTTGCGCAGTCGGCGGCGTGTCATGTCATCAATCTCCAACATCGGCTGCCCTCTCTTTTTTCCGTTCGCGCTGGGTCTTGAGCTGCAGCAAAGTTTCGCGCACGGCCTGCATCCGGTTCATGTGATAGTCGGCAATCGACTGCCGCATTTTGCCCATGCGCACCTGGCCGGGATAGACGCGATCGCGCAGCGCCAGCTCACGCTCGACTTCCTGGATTTGTTCGCGCAGCGATACGTCAGTCATTTTCTAGCCATTAGCGTTCGTCTGGTTTGTTCTTTTCTGCGTACCTGCGGGCAATAATCTTTGCTGCTTCTTCCAAGATTCGTTCCTCCCGGCACAAGCGGCAGTCGCAGTCCCATGTGTGCGGATGTGCCAAATCATCCTCCTGTCTGTATAGCGGCGGCAAATGCGGGAGGACCGGCAAACCGTGTTTGCGTTTCCATGTCTCTCGGCCCTCCCCCCATAAAGCCCTCGTTATCCAGAGGGCGCGGAATTTCACTATGCGGCGGCAGGCGCGCCTTATCCCTCTTTTGCTTTCGTTGAATCCGTTTGGCTTCGTCCAAAATGACATTGGCCTCTTGGTGCCGTCGCAGCCATTGGACAGATTTAGACTTTTCGTATGCCGCCCCGGTTATGCGAAGTCGCATCTCAAGATATTCTATTATCTTATCCATCGGTCGTCCCCATTGCGGCGGTCAGCGCGTGACCCTAGTATACTGGACTCGATAGCCGCCCTCGACATCCCGCACCATGATCGGCGGCGACTCCTTGACGGCAATCGACGGGTCATCATCGACAGCCGCGCACCACGCCGCGTGTTCAATGGCGGCCCGAACTTCCTCGGCAGACAATTCGACAACCACAGTCTTGCCTCTGTTTACTTTCGGCATTTCAAAATCCTCCGGTCACTCAGAGAGGGCGCAGATATGCCTATTGTTTCGTTCCGTGTGTAGGATGCGCCCACTCCGCTAAGTAGGCCGCGCGTCCGCATCGGGGGCATGTCCAATTATCCTTGACCTCACCAGCGCGACCTTCCCATTTGCAATCAAGGCAATGGGCTGGCGCATTGAGTCTACTGTCCAGTAATGAAAGCTGCGTCATGCCGCGATCTGCTTTCCGTTCTTGACCTTGCGCCGTACCGGCAGCGGGATTTCAAAGTGATCGAGCTGCGCGCGCAGGCTGCTAAAGAGGGCCCGGCAGTCGGAAACCTCCTGGCGCAGTGCTTCGCATGTTGATTGCACGGTGCAAAGATTGTTGCGCGCCTCAGCCAGCTCCAGCTTGCAGTTTTCAATGGTGCGATTGCGCGCCTCGATGCCGAGCGTGGCTTCGGTCAGCATCACCTCGAGCTGCTGGCGCTGCTTTTCATATTGATCATAGAGTGCCGCAGCCCGCACCATGACTTCGCGCCCGTCATCTGCATCATCAGCAGGTAGCGGCGGACTTACGGCACCTGCTGCTGTCTTTTCCGGTAGCGGGATTTCTGCAACCTGCGGCACCTCGAATGTTTCGGTTTCAGTCATTGTGATGCTCCCTCATCCAGTTCATTAAATTGCAGCTCAGCCGTTACAGTAATTGGGTCAATGATCAGCACAGGTGCGTCGATGACATTGCTGCCAGGCCAACGGTGGTCGATGACGTTGAGCATGACGGGTGGATCAATTGCAGCACCGCCGTCGAACCCGCGCGCATACCAATGCACGTTGACAATGTTACCGTCAGGCTCACGGCTTGGTGCGCGGTTGGTTTTGCGTGCCCGCATGACGCGCGCTGCGTGGTTATCCCAGCAATGATGCAGCGTGTGCCACCACAGATGAGCCCGCGGATATTTTTCCCTGGCCTCAGCTCGCGTCATGCAGCTCGGTGATCCGCGCGCAGCAATGACTGCAATGATGAGAATAGCGACGGCCGCGAACACAGCCAGGATCGCCAGTGACATGGGCTGCTTGATCATCAATGCACCGTCTCACTTCGCCGGTGCTCGCGGTTGGTCTCACGAATAGAGGCCGCGAAATTCCGCAAAGCCTGGGCACCGGTAATGGTGCTGCCGCTGGCATCCAGACTGGCCGCACACACCTCGGCCGTGTTGGCGATGGCATCAGTGACCATGTGGACGATGTGTTCGATTTCTTTCATGGCCGACCCAATAGGAAGGTCACTGGTGAGTTTAACGAGGTGCCCGAAGGGAATGCATCAGCGAATAACATTGGAGAATTTCCGTTTACTCGTATGGTCGATCCATGTTGGGCATGTCCGGCAGCCGCTCTTCACCGTCCGGAGTTTCTTGTAATGCGCGGCTCATGTCGTGAAGCAGGCGCATTATTTTCTTGTCGATGTATCCGGTCAGAAATTTGATGACGTGGCGGATTCGCACTGCGCAAGATTTTGGTGAGCTGTCCGAACCGAGGCGCGATACCTGATGCAACTCGCGAAAGGTCCAGACTGCATGGCGCAATGTTTCATAGTCATAGGCCAGGTCTGGATGATCCAGGTCGATGATCGGCCAGAAGCGGCGGCCAAACACAACGACATCGGTTTCCTTTGCCTTCATTACAGCTCTGGCAGCTTCCAGCTTTATGATTTGTCTCTGCGCCGTGATTGCATTGCGCAACTGCCGCATATGAGCAGCAATGGTTTCCTCGATATCCTGTGGAATTGAAACAATGGCGTGTCTGTTAGCCAAGGCTGCGGGCATGATGTCAGTTTCAATGACAGCAACATCCGCACTTTTCAGCAGACTATATTGTGACCTGAAACGGTGTGGTGCCGACGGAAACAGAACACCGATGTTGGCTTCCTTTGGTGAGACTGAATTTGGCACAAGGAAACCATTGTCCATCGCTGTCAGAATGAGCTGCCAAATCCTGTGCTTCATACCTTTGCGGCCGAGCGCATCAGCAATTTTAGGAATGATCGCCTTGTTTAAATAGAGCGCGGCAACTTCATCAGCCCGTGACAGGCCGTAAAACGAATGGCGTGCATCGAGTCGTTTTCTCGGTAGTGAGATCGATGTCTCGGTTTTCGGAGCATCCGTTTGCGGACTTGTCTGTTCTGGTGCAACTGCACCGACTGTTTGCGCATTTTCGGAAAGATCGACCTTCTTACTAGCGTTAGTAAAACGCATCTGCATTTCATGATCCCAAATCAGCTGCCATGAGCTGCGCTGGCTGTCCTCTAAAATTGACCTAGCCAGTGCCAGATTGGCCGCCATCGCAATCAGCGCGGCGCGATCCTGATGACCGATGTCATCCAGCTCCATATCGACAAGCCAGTGAGCAAATTCCTGATTGGATGAATATCGGGCGCGCCCATCTGCAAGAGCTGCAGCCAACTCTAGCGTTCCCTCAATCCATTCCCACCGGCCTTGCTGGGTGCGTTTGTAGGCAGCGCGAATGCGCTCAGCGATCCGCGTCAATGGTTCAAATTTTAAAATGTTGTCTGACATAGCCACCTCCAACATAGGTTGCCCAGGGCAACCAATAAAAGCGGGCGGCAGGATTGCACCTGCCGCCCCCGCGCAAACCTACGCCGCAACCTCGCGGGCCACGTCGATTGGATAGCGCGGATCAGGAAGCGATTTTTTCACCGCATCCACGATGCGCTTTTTCTGTAGAGCTTTGACGCCCCTTTCGGTTTCTATAAAGGTAAACAGGACGTAGCCAATTTCCTTATTGGTGGTCAGCTTTTCACCTCTGGCTGTTTTTGCTCTGCTGGCAATAAGCATTTGGCCGGTGACAAAGAACGGATCATTGTCGCTTACCGTTGAGCCGGACGACTGCTGCATATACGCCAGCTTTTCCCGGATGCTCTGCATGGGCCAGCCACTTTTCATCATGATGTAGGCAATGGCTGATGCCGTGCTTTCTTTCAATTGCGGAGAGCCAACCCGCTCCCGCGACTGTGCACCGATTTCGATGGCTTGCACTAAGAGTGCATCATTCGCCTCAATTGCAGTTTTCACCTCTGCCTCGGACCTGAGCGCAGCTGCATTATTGCCACTGCGAACAAAGTAGTTCGCAGCAGTTTTGACGATGGCCTGTTTTTTGGACGGGTCGGCAATGCCATCAAGTAAGGCATGGTCAGCGCCGGACCGGCGGCGTCCGCCGTCAATGGTGTCAACGCTTCCTTGCTCAACACCAAAAACCACAACGATGGTCCATGTGGTGCCTGAGATTGCTGCTGCTGCCAGTCGATGCTGACCATCTTCCAGCAATCCATCCTTGTAAAAGCCAGCAGACATGGAATTTTGTTTCCATGCCCCGGCTTTCATGCGGCGCGCCAGTTCCTCGCTCCACCCAGCTGACCAGGGGCGGTTATGGCTGTTGTGAAACAGAAACAACAGCGCACACATTCCCGGTGTAAGCGTCGAAATCTCGGCGCTATAACCAGAGTTTTCTGCCCGCTTGACGAGCTTGCTAACCGCATTGCGATCAACTTCGCCAGCACCTGCTGCAATTTCCGTGATCTTGGCTCGCAACAGATCGGCTGCCGATGTCTTGATCGGAACAACTTTATCTTCACTGGCTTCACTCATGTCACGACTCCTTTCGGGAATTGACGGCTCCCGCAACCGGTTCGGGCGAGTTGCCCGCCGATGTCCCTGTTGGGGAACATGAGCTGAAAACCCGCATCACTTGATCCTCACGGTGAGATTGTCTTCGGCGTTTGAAAGTGTGGCACCGGGCACCGGCTTAAATTCAGACAATGCCGCTTTGATTTTTGTTTTATCCGGCGACGAAACGATGCGCAGATATTCATCGGGGATTTCTGTCTCATCAACAATGATCACGCGCGGCACACCGATGCGAATTGACAGCGTGCATTCCGGCAACTCCAATTTTCGCAAGTGTGCGGCCTGCAACAGCTGCAGCATCAGGTCGCGGATGGCCTGGTCGCGCCGCTCAAAGCGTGACTGACGCTGCCGCCAGTTGTCGATCAAGGTGCCGATCGCGGCCGCCGTTGCTGTGGCCTGCTGTCTGGCGGTTTCCAGCTTTCGCAAAAACTCAACCAGGTCGGTTGAGCCTTCGATCATGTCCGCGCGCAGCACCTCATCATCAGCCAGCTCAGGATAGGAAATGAGCAGGCTTTCGATCTGGTGTTTGATGGCAGCGGGGTCGAGGCGCATCAGTCTTGAACCTCATCGGACTGATGGATGGCATCCAGCAGCTTTGCATGTTCCTTCGGCTCGGCCTTGCGCATGGCTTCAAGGGTTGCCCGGTTGGCCTGCAGCCAGGGGCCGCGCTCACCATTGGCGCGGATCATGGTCAGCAGCTCGATGCTCCATGTGCGCCAATCATCCGATCCATCGGCCAGCTTGGGCACTGCAAAGGCATGTGCCGGAACATCAGCAGCCGTGAGTGGTGTGACTTGTTCGCCAGGTGTTTCTTCGGGAGCCTTGTCGTCAGCCGGATAAAGCCGATGGGGTTGCTGTCTCTCGGCAATGCGGGGTGCATCATCACCCTCGCTGTCGAGAAAACCGAGCCCGCAAATTGAAAGCGTGACCCGGCGCTTGGCCTTGGTCACACATTTGAGGATCATGTTCGCGACGGCTTCACCAGCGCGCAGCTGACCAAACGTGACGACACCGACATCCTCATCCGTGCGGCCTGTGTTGTCCTTCGCCCTGGCATGGACGGTGTAAAGACCATCGGCACTCAAATCCTGGCTGACAATTTCAAGCGAAATGCCGTGGATTTTGCGCAGCTGCTCGGCACAGGATTTGTTCGGATAGAGCACCAGCTTTCCGTTGAGATACAGATAATCGAAAGGCTTGGTGAGTGGATTTAAGCCGACCATCTTGCAAACTGCATCGTGGTATTCCAGCTTTTGTTGCTCAGTCAGTTTCGACAGATCGCCCTTGAACAGAGCGGCATTGATGGCCGGGATGCTGTCGTCAGCCTTTTTTGCTGGGATGCTCATGGTGTCTCCGTGATTAGGACAATTTCACCGAAGGCCGCGTAGCAGCCGTTGCCGATGGAGTGCGGGCCACGAAAGCTGCTGTAGAAATTGATGCCGTGGCTTTCCAATTCAGCCACCAGGCTGTCGATATGATCCTGCACATCCTGGCTGCGGCTGCCGTAGAGTCGATATTCGGTGCAGTTTGGTCTGTGGGGGCGGACTTTGCGCTCTACACGCACCGTTGGCCTTCTGTGGGCATCCAGGCTGATGATGGTGGCGGCCACTGACATGGGTCTGTCTCCCAAATGGCAGGGCAAATTATAAGTCCAAGAAGTTTTGACTTGCAAGCCACGGCGGCCAATTATCTTGGCCGCCACTTTCAGCTTGCAGGTTGTAAAAATTGTGTCAGAATTTTAATCACCAGGACGGGATGGAAACGCTGGGGAGCGTGTTTAATAACAAAGCCTCTCAATCAAGAGAGGGTACATGTTGCTTAACTCTGTGGAAGCACAGGCGATTTTAGAGCTTTTGCAAGAGCTGGGATCGGCAACACCAGGGTTGATGATGCTTGTCCGAACTACCAAAACACCATTGGCAAAACGGCTACGCCCATCGGTTGATCATGTGGCCTATATAATGCAGTGGTGGAAATGCCACCATCGGTCCACGTTATCCACAGGGGTCAAAGGCGGTGCTTCCGCCGCTTCACAACCTTCGAAGCGGGGCCGTTCGGCGTCGGGCCATCTAGCTCACCCAACTTCTTCGCTAAATCCAAAGGCAAGTGGGTATGGTAACCAAAATAAAGCCAATCGCTTGTCAGGCCGTGCACCTTATCGCAAAGCAAAAAAATGATCTCGCGCGGCAGCGGATAGCCGCGCTCGAAATTATTCCAGCGCCCTTTGGAAACCCCTAAAAACCTGGCGAATTCAGCCTGACTTAAACCCAAGGCTGTGCGCAGGCGTTTTAGCCGCTCTGCAGTGGGATCAATAGCCCTGCGGCCGGGGTTCATAACAGCATACCAAGTCTTCATGTTGAACAGACTAGCATTTTGCCTTTACTGGTAAAATTATTTTTACACAAGTCCCCAAATATCTTGGACTATTGAAAGTCCAAACTTCTTTGACTATTATCGGTGCCGCCATGAATGGCCGCACCCTGACCACCACCACAGCCGTCATTGATGCCCTGGGCGGCAACCAGCCCGTCAAGGAAATCACTGATGCTGCCTCACGGCAGACCGTTTCCAATTGGCGGCGCTTTAAGGCCTTTCCCAGCAACACCCATGCGGTGATGAAGGCAGCTCTGCTGGTCATTGGGTATGACGCGCCGGACAGTCTGTGGGGCCAGGTCGGCCGGAAACCGAAACCAGTTGTCCGCGCCAGGCCATCACGCAAGCGCAAGCGAGTTCCGCGTTCCAAAGGTGCACTGCGTGAGGGGGCGCAGTCATCGGTGTGAGTAGCGTCAGCGTTTGTTTGTTCACGAACGAAAGGGCGGGTCCGCGCTCATGGCAATGCTGCCACCAACCAGCACCCCTGCAGTTGGGCGAGGCCCGCCCCGAACATCACGGAACAAACGCTGGCCCTGTGACCTGCTGCAAAGCTTCCTGGCCCTGTGGAATGAAAACAAACTATCGGCTTCGCAAATGGCAGGGCGTCTCGGCATTTCGCGCGGTGCAGTCCTGGGCAAGGCGCATCGCCTCGGCCTGACAACACACCGCAAGGTCAAGCAGGCAAAGCCGCGCAAGCCGCTGCCGCTGACCTACAGGCCATTGAAAACCTTGCCGCTTGTCATGCCGATCATGGATGAGCCAGCACCGCTGCCGCCTGATTTCCTGGGCCTGCCCCTGATTGAGCTGACAGCCACCAGCTGCCGATACCCGCATGGCGAGGCTGCGCCGTTTTCCTTCTGCGGTCAGGCCAAGCAGGACGGCTCATCGTACTGCCAGTATCACCACCAACTGACGCATCACGCTTTGTCAGCCTATCGGCCGCTGACGGACTACATCCCTCGCGGGGTCAACACATGACCCAGCAGCTCGATATGTTCCCGCCGCGCACCAGGGCGCGCAGGACCGACCCCGACACCTCACGCAAGGCTGCTGAGCAAGCTGCACCCAGGATGACGGAGCGGCGCAGGATCGTGCTGCGGCATTTCCTGCAATTCACCAGGATGACCGACCTGGACCTGCAGGGCCTGTGCAGTGACCACGGCTCAACCTTTCGCACCAGGCGCTCTGAGCTGCAAAAAATGGGTTACGTCGCAGACAGCGGAGAGCGCATCGCCCAGCGCGGCAGCAATCGCATTGTCTGGACCATCACGCCAGAAGGCATCAAGGCAGCCAGGGTGTTCTGCTGATGGGAATGCCTTGGTACAAACGTGACCCGCGCGCAGCTCTTACCGGCATGCAGGGCATGACGCTAGAGGAACGCGGTGCCTATAACACCATCCTCGACCTGCTCTATGTGCATGATGGCTCACTGCCAGATGAGCCTGCGGCAGTCTGCAAATGGCTCGGCACTAACTCGCGCGGATGGAAGCGCATTCGCGCCAGGCTGCTCAAGCTGAAAAAACTCTATGTGCTGGCAGGCCATATCCGCAACGACCGCACTGACCGTGAAATTCGCTATGCACACGAGAAGGCTGCAGAGCGCGCGCGCAAAAGGTTGAGGGTGGTGAAATAGGAATGGGCAAAGTTTGGCGAAACTTTGGGTGAAACAACGCCAAACTTTTTTCCTAAGTCATTGAAAGGAAATGAACCGAACCTTACCGCGACCTACAGAATAAAGAACCAAGACAAGTCTAAGCGCAAACATCATGCCAACTCTCAAAGGGGCAACCGAGGAAAGCGGGGATAACTCATGGAGACACCACACCATGAAACCAGTGACACCCAATTTGATCGAGCAAGCCAAGCTGCTACGCCGCAATCATCTGTCCTGGCGCAGCATCGCCATGCGGCTGGATGTTTCCGAATGGCACATCCATTGCGCAGTGGAGCCACACTTTCGGGAATTTCGGAGGAACTGCGTGAGAAATCCACCGAAAGACAAACGAGTGACCGTCAACAGCTCCGTGGGTCATGAGGTGCGGTATCGCAATCACCAACCGCCAGCCGAGGTGTTGCGTGAAGCTGAGCTGGCTTTGGAGCTGCGGCTAAAGCCGCGCTCACCCACAGCTGAGCTGCTGGGCGATCCACTGCCAGGCCGCAGCGCATTGGATCAGAGGCAGAGGAAAGGCTGACCATGGCGCGGCTCTATAGCGGCGAGGAAATCATTGATAATTGGTGCCCCTTGGACGGTGTGCCTGCACCTGAATTTGTCCCACAGCATTGGACAGGTCCGCATGTGGCACTCAGGCTGGCTGATGCCTGGCGCATCCTGTCCAAGATGCCATGGCGATCACCATACCCGCGAGCCTTTGGCCGCTGGTGGCCACCTTATCGGGTTGAATGGACCGACCTATTGGCCATGCTCGGTGGTGGCGAACTCGAGGAATTGCAACGCGAGGCCAACCGCACCCGCGTTCTGCCATCAGCTCAGGAAATTACCCGCATGGAGCTGGCCATTGATTGGCCGCTGCAATTCCTCACCGAGCCGCGTCATGTCCTGATCGTCAATGTCTGCGCGCGGGTGGCATCCTTCGATGGTGACCTGGCCAGGGAAATCAAGCGGCGCAACTATGGTGGTGATGCCGAGCAATGGCAGCAGATGAACTGGCAATTCTGTGACAGCATCGCTGACCAGCTCATCGGCCGGCGCATCGTGGTGTTTTGATCTAAGTCAAAAACGGGAGGCAAACGATGGCAAAACGAACGAAGAAAAGGGCAAAGGCAAAGCGCAGAGGCGGTGCATCGACAACACCCAACAGGCTGACGTGCCTGGATGACTCTGTGCGGGCTCTAGCAAAGCGCATCCTGCGCATCGAGGAATTTCTTGGCACCGATCTGAAAGTGTTTCACGATAAACAATTCCAGGCTGCGGCAGCGACAAGTGACGGTTGAGAATGTCAGCACCGCGGCGAAAACCTATCTCTCGGCCATCGGTGCGGTTGCAATCTTTATCTGCGTTGACAAAGGCAAACCGGTCAACATCGGTGTGGCGCGGGATCTGGACAAGGCGCTGCGCCACTTGCGAAAAATTATCTCGCCAACTGCGGCGATTGATTGGGCGGCCTGGGGAATGAACTATGCCAAGCTGGCAGAAATCGCCCAGCTGCGTGACCTGCTCTATGACTATCAACTTGATGGTCCTGCCAAATTAGTGCCGCTGGATGAAATAGCGGTGCGCATCACCATGATGGCAACGGCCAAGGGTTGTGTGCTGACACCACATTCGCGCGCCCTGGAACGCGCCGAAACCTATGCCGGATATTTGGATAAGGCGCTGGAAGGCATGCAGCGCAACGGCACATTTGCTGCCTTCAACCAGGCCTACAAGGAACATCGGCTCGAGCTGGTCAAGCGCAATGAGCCAGTGCAACCGTATTGGGCTGTGATGGCTGAATTGCGCGCGGTGATCATCCGCAGCCTGGTCAATGACCCGAGAAACCGACTTGTGCCATCAAGCATGCTGGTTGAAATCCGTCAGGCATTTCCGTGGTTTACGAAGCCGCCGCTGATCCGTATGCGCAAGCACAAGCGCAAGGGCAATTGACAACACACTGCAAATCACTGAACTCTACGCGCGTGAATTTTTCAGGGCGGAGCCGCGCCCGCAATTCACGATAATCCCAAAAACGGAACGCACGATGGCTGCTTATGCTTACGGGCAAGAGCCTTGCCCCTGGTATGGCAAGATGCGTTGGCGGCGCATGGCCAAAGCGCAGCTGCGTGACCATCCACTGTGCGTGATGTGCTTACAGCGTGGTCAGGTCATCCCTGCCACAGTGGCCGACCACATCATCCCGCATAAGGGTGATCAGCATGCCTTCTGGTTCGGCAAGCTGCAGTCTTTGTGTGTGCCATGCCACAACCATCACAAACGCTTTGAGGAATTGCGCGGCTACACCACCGACATTGATGCAAGCGGATGGCCTACTGACCCACGCCATCCAGCAAACAGGAGTTAAGCCATGAGCCTATCAGGCGTTCTCTTGGGCGTTATCAATATCGCCATCTACATCGCAATCCTTGTTCTAATCGGGTTGATCATCGTTTGGTTTGCTGAATGGCTTGGCTTTGCCATCCCGCAACAGATACAGCGCGTGTACATGGTCATCGTGGCACTCATCGCGCTCTACATGATCGTTGCAATGCTGTTCGGACTGCCATCGCCAGGCTTCATCAGGCTGGGTGCCATCCATTAGCCAGCCAGGGGGGATGGCAAATCTAAAAGGGGAGCCTGGACTACCGAGCGCCCCCAGCGTTTGCATTAGAACCCTAGGGTTTTTGAGAGGGGTCAAAACTGCAATGAAGCCTTGGCCTGCTGACAAAGTTGAGAGGATGGCAACGCTGTCGCTTGTCCCGTCAGCCCGCAATGCTCGTCTGCATTCGGAAGCGCAAATCCAGCAAATCATGGCATCCATCCGTGAATGGGGATGGACCACTCCGGTGCTGGTGGATGAGCGTGGGGTTATCATTGCTGGCCATGGGAGGGTGATGGCTGCCGAGAGGATGGAGCTGGCTGAGGTGCCGGTTATCGTCGCTCGCGGCTGGTCAGAAGCACAGAAGCGCGCCTATCTGATTGCCGACAACAAGCTGCAAGAAAATGCCAGCTGGGATCAGTCATTGCTGCAGCTGGAGATGGCCGACCTCAAGACGCTTGGCTTTGATGCTCTGCTCACCGGCTTCACCGAGAACGAGATTGAAGCCTTCGGCCTGCCGGAAAATAACCCGCTGGCTGAATGGGTGGGCATGCCTGAGTTTCAGCAGAACGCCAAAAATGCCTTCCGCACTCTGATTGTTCATTTCAAGGATGCCGAAGCTGTGCAGCAATTCTGTCAGCAGGTTGGCCAGCAGCTCACCGACAAGACGAAATTCATTTGGGTGCCACCTGTCGATGATGAAAGTTATGTTGAGCAGCAATTTCAATCCGCCGCGGAATGAATGAACCCGCAATTTCCAGTTTATATTTGCTCCAAGGGCAGAGCAGCCAGCCGCCTCACCATGAGGCACCTCGATGCAATGGGTGTTCCTTACCTGGTGATAGTCGAGCACCAGGAGCTGGCTGCCTATTCCCAAGTGATTGATCCATCAAGGCTGCTGGTGCTGCCTGAGCAGTACCAGCAGAAATATCAAACCTGTGATCCTGCTGGTGATGACCAGGGCTTGAGCAAAGGACCAGGCCCAGCCAGGAATTTTGCCTGGGCGCATGCCATTGGCCAGGGCCATGCCTGGCATTGGATCATGGATGACAACATTGCTGGCTTTTATAGGCTCAACCAGAACCACAAGACTGCCGCAGGCGACGGCACCATTTTCAGATGCATGGAAGATTTCTGTCTGCGTTACAAAAACGTGGCCATGGCTGGTCCTGCCTATGAGCTGTTTACACCGCGCAAGAAAAAGCACCTTCCCATCATTCTCAATTCCCGCATCTACAGCTGCAGCCTGATCCGCAACGATGTGCCGTTTGAATGGCGCGGCAGATACAACGAGGACACCGACCTTTCACTGCGCATGCTGAAAGAGCATTGGTGCACCATCCAATTCAATGCCTTCCTGCAAAAGAAGATCGGCACACAGAGGATGACCGGTGGCAATACCGATGAATTTTATGTCAAAGAGGGCACGTTGCCGAAGTCGCAGCTGCTGGTGAAAATGCATCCTGATGTGGCCAAGGTGGTCTGGAAATTTGGCCGCTGGCACCACTTTGTTGACTACAGGCCTTTTGCCAATAACAAGCTGCTCAAAAAACCTGGTGTGGCTGTGCCTGATGGCATCAATGAATATGGCTTGCAGCTCAAGCAGCAACGCTACTCTGCCGTGAAGCTGCAACCAGTGAGTTGACCAATGGGCAAACGCGGGCCGCGTCGGGTGCCGACGCATCTGAGATTGTTGCGCGGCAACCCAGGCCATCAAACATTGCCCAGGGATGAGCCACAGCCTGCCATTGCGCAAACACTGGAGCCGCCGCCCTTCCTGGTTGGCTATGCCAAAGAGGAATGGATTGAGGTGGCGCAGGAGCTGCACCGCCTCAAATTGTTGAGCCGTGTTGATACCAAGCCGCTGGCTGCTTACTGCCAGGCCTATGCCGTGTGGCGCATGGCCGTTGAAGCCTTCACCGAAATATCGGCGCGTGATCCGCAGATGCATGGCCTAATGATCAAAGCTGCCAATGGCACACCCTTGCAAAATCCTGTGCTGCTGACAGCCAGGCAGGCTGCCCAGGACATGGTGAGGTTCGCAAGCGAATTTGGCTTCACCCCTGCAGCCAGGTCACGCATTTCCACCAGCAACAGCGAAGTGGCGGAAAGCAAGTTTGGCAACCTCATCCTCGCGGGTTAAGCGCACCAAGGACAGCAGGCAGCGCGCCAAGGATGTTATTGATTTCATCGAATGTCTGACCGTGCCCAGCGGCAACGGCCAGGGTGAGCTGTTCAAGCTGCAGAAGTGGCAGAAAGATTTTATCCGCGACATTTATGAACCCGCGCTGCCGGATGGCAGACGTGTGGTGAGGCGAGCCATCCTGTCGATGGCGCGCAAGAATGGCAAAACCGCATTGATTGCCTGCCTGGCTTTGGCGCACCTGGTTGGCCCTGAAGCCAGGCACAACAGTGAAATCTATTCAGCAGCGAATGATCGCGACCAGGCTGGCATCATCTTCAAATTTGCCAAGCAGATTGTTGAGCTCGAACCCGAGCTGCACCGCAAGGTGGAAATCATCACCTCCACCAAGACCATGCTGGTTAGGAGCATGGGGTCGATGTACCGCGCCATATCTGCCGAGGCCGGGACCAAGCATGGATACCTGCCCACCCTGGTGATTTATGATGAGCTGGCCCAGGCCAAAAATCGCGACCTCTATGATGTGCTGGATACTTCTTTCGGTGCTGCGCGCGAGCCGCTGTTCATTGTCATTTCCACGCAGAGCAATGATCCTGAGCATGTTCTGAGCCAATTGATTGATGATGGGCTGGGTGAGGATCCGACCATCGTCTGCCACCTGTTCGCAGCTGATGAGGATTGTGACCTGGATGACCAGGAGCAATGGGAAAAAGCCAACCCGGCCCTGGGAATTTTTAGAGACCGTGATGACTTCGTGGCATCCATCGACAAGGCAAAGCGCATGCCTGCCGAGGAACCGAAAGTCAGGAACCTGCTGCTCAATCAAAGGGTGTCACCAGCAGCAACCTTGATCAGCCGCGCCGAATGGATGGCTTGCGCCGGGGCAGTTCAATTCACACCAGGCGAAGAAGTGTACCTGGCGCTTGACCTGTCCAATGTGCTGGACCTGACCGCGCTGCTGATGTGTTCAACCGATGATGTGGCGCGCATCCAGCCATATTTCTGGAAGCCGGATGACCCGTTAGGTGAACAAAGCTTCAGGGATTTTGGCTCAGGCAATTATCGCTACTTGGAATGGAAAAATGCCGGGCACATTGAAACCACACCCGGAAAGTCAGTCGATAAGCAAGTCATTGCCAGCCGCATTGCTGAGCTGAGCCAGGTCTATAACGTGCGCGCCCTGGCTTATGATAGATGGCGCATTGATGATTTGCTGCGCGAGTTTGACCGCATCGGCTTTGCCACGCACAAGGATGGTGACAAGGGTGACGGGCTAAGGCTGGTGCCCTGGGGTCAAGGTTTCAAGGATATGGCTCCGGCCATTGATGCCCTGGAAATCGCAATCAAAGATCGCAAGCTAATCCATCCCAACAATCCCTGCCTGAGCTGGAATATGGCGAATGCGATTGCGGTCATGGACCCGGTCGGCAATCGCAAACTCGACAAAGAAAAATCCAGGATGCGCATCGACGGTGCCGTGACCCTGGCCATGCTGATGGGCCTGCGCTCGCGCGATCGCATCCGCCAAGTCGACATCGAAGCACTTATTGGTTGAACAAAGGAGCTATCAACATGCCGCTGGAAATCATTGACGGGCCGACCATCGAAGCTGGGGAAAGCCTGTCTGATGGAGCTGACTGCAGTGCTGGGGAAATTGTCAGGATCACTGTGCCGCAGGAATTTACCGAGGCCAACCTGACATTCCAGGTGTCCACGGACGGCAATCTTTATAACGACCTGTACGACAGTGACGGCGATGAAATCACCATCACCGCGCAGCCTGACTGCGGCATTGCCATCCATGGATTGTGGACGCGCTCCATTGCTTTCATAAAATTCAGATCAGGGACGCGCGAGCATCCGGTGGAGCAGCGCGAAGCCTGCAAGTTCGCCATCGCCATCGAGACACCGCTAGGCGCAGCTGGTGCATCCACACCCTCACGCAAAAAATGAATAATGGCTCATGGCTGGTGCTGATCCTGCTGATGATCTGTGCCGTGATCCTGGGTGTTTGGCTATCCGGCATTGGTGACTGCTGCTGAAGGAAACAAATCCATGAACCAGAAAATGCCGCCACCGGATGATGATGAGGATTATTCCGATTTCATGGACCGCTGCACCCTGGAGCTGGACCAGGATGATTGCCAGGAAATCTGGGATGAGGAACGCAGCGCAGGCGGCCTCATTCGCAAACAGCATCTGCAGGACAAGGTTGACGGCCTCGAGTTCGTCATGAGTGACGAAACGAAAGACCTGATGGGCGACATCATCATACAGGACGGATGGGGGCTGGACAATTTTAAGTCCGAGAAAAACCCCATTGCATTGTTCGGCCACAAAAGTGATTTCGTCATCGGCGGCTGGAAGAATGTGCGCGTGGAAAACAAGCAGCTGCGCGGCACATTACAGCTGGCAAAAAAAGGAACATCACCGCGCGTTGATGAAATCATCAGCCTGGTCGAGCAGGGATTTTTGCGCGCGGTCAGTGTCGGCTTCCGGCCGGAGGAATATGAACCGCTGGATAAGGAAAACCCATTCAGCGGCTACAAATTCACCAAGCAGAAATTGTTCGAGTGTTCACTGGTTTCTGTTCCGGCCAATCCGAATGCATTGGCTGTGGCCAAGTCTCTGAAGATTTCACCCGAAACGCAGCGTCTCATTTTCGCCGGGCATGGCAAAAGAAATGAGCTGCTGCAACGCGGGTTAACCGGCGGGCATGCCGATCCCAAAAAGATGAACGGAAAGGGCACGACAATGTCGTTGGCTCAAAGAATTACTGATGGCGAAAAGCAACTGCTTGAAAAGAAAGACAAGCTTGCTGCCTTCCATGCTGGCAAAGGTGATGCCGGTTATAGCGATGAGGACATCGAGAAGATCAACACCAGCAATGCTGAAATCACCAAGGATGAAAGATTGCTGGCAGCCCTGCGCGACTCCGAGCGCAACATTGGTGCAGCCAGTGATGATGGCGGCCGCGCCCTGGTGCCGCGCGCGATCGCTTCGCCAGCGATAGTGCCATCGCCTCGGCCATTCAGTGTTGCAGCAAAGAAAGTCTCACCGCTTGAATTGCTGTGCCGATCCGGTGCCTTGCTGGCACTGGCACAAAGCCAACGCAAGTCGGTCATCGATGTGACACGCGCGGTCTATGGCGATGATGAAGCAACCAGGGCTGTGGTGGAGTGGCAGACCAAGGCAGCAAGTGCACCTGCCATGACGACAACTGTGGGCTGGGCCGCCGAGCTGGTGCAGCAGATCGTTGTCGATTTCATGTCAACGTTGATGCCGAAATCGGTGTTCCCGCGCTTTTCCGGCTACGGCTTGACGCTCAGCTTTGGCCGCAATGGCAAGATTGTCATTCCGACCAGGAGCCGCACCCCAACTATCGCGGGTTCGTTCGTCGGTGAAGGTTTGCCAATCCCGGTTCGTCAAGGTGCCTTCACCTCGCAGACACTCACCCCGAAAAAAATGGCGGTGATCACCACATGGACCAGGGAAATTGATGAGCATTCAATCCCGGCCATCGAGGGTCTGTTGCGCGAAGCCATCCAGATGGATACGGCGGTGTCACTCGACAGCGTGCTGCTGGACACCAACGCATCCACCACCATCCGGCCTGCCGGTATCCTCAACGGCGTGTCAGGACTGACGCCAACCGCTGGCGGTGGCTTCAATGCATTGACCGGTGACATCAAGCAGCTGACCAATGCATTGCTGACCGGCACTTTGGGCAACATCAGAAATCCGGTCTGGTTGATGAACCCGGCCCAGGTCAACAGCATTGGCCTGGTGGCAGCACCAGGAGCTGGTGTGTTTCCGTTCCGCGATGAAATTGGGCGAGGCACCTTGAGTGGCTGGCCGGTCATCGACAGCGGCACAGTGCCAGCAGGCACGGTCATCGTGGTCGATGCCGCTGATTTCGTCAGCGTCACTGGTGATGGGCCGCGCTTCGAAATTTCGGATCAGGCTACGCTACATTTTGATGATACTAGCCCGACCGACATCAGCACGGCTGGCACCCCGGCTGTGGTGGCCTATCCGGCCAAGTCCATGTTCCAGACTGACATGCTGGCCTTGCGGCTGATCCTGCCTATCAACTGGCTTATCCGGCGCACTGGCACCGTGGCCTGGCTGGCAGGCGTCACCTGGTAGTTGTCAAGCTGGCCCGTTGTATCCCAGCGGGCCAGAACCACCGTTTTTGAAAACAGGAGACAAAGCAAATGACCGACAGCGAACAAGTCACCGCGACAAAAAAGAGGCTCGCGGATGAAAAGGCAGCCCGCGAGAAGGCAAGCAAGGAACGCGAAAAGACTGCGAGCGAAACCACACCGACACCGACGCAGGAGGAAAATGATCTTGCTGCATCCGGTGTGCCTGTGACTGAGCATGAGGATGACGGCAGCGGGCCTGATCCAAATGCACCACAGACCAAAGACAGCAAGCAAGCTGAGGCCAACAAGCCGAAGGCTGGCTATTCAACGCGGGCTGCCACTTCGTGACGGTTCGCGGATTTCTGTCGCGCGTTGCGGGCCAGCTTATCGGTAAAGGCGAAGGCGATTACCGACCTGGCCCGTATTATTTGCCGATCACCGGAGGGTGGCTGCCTGATGGTGTTGGCGATAACTGGTGGCAGAAGGGTTACACGCCGGTCAACGGTGCACAGTCAGCCATGGTTGAGGCCTGCGTGTCGGCTTATGCGCAGACAGTGGCCATGTGCCCCGGTGATCACTGGCGATTGAATACCAAGGGCGGCCGCGATCGCGTTGATAACTCATCGCTGGCGCGGCTGCTGCGTCACCCCAATGACTACCAATCGGCCTCCGATTTCCTGCTCAACGCCACGCGCATGCTCTACCTGGATGGCAATTGCTATGCCTTGGCTTTGCGCAATGCCCGCTATGAAATTGATGAACTGCACTTGATGGACAGCAATACGAGTTTTCCGCGCATTGCGGAAAACGGCGAGATTTTCTATTCCCTGGAAGGCAATGACATCATTGCCAGAAGGCTCAACGGCGAAGCACTAACACCAGTGCCCATGCGCGATGTGCTGCACGTGCGCCTGCATGTTTCGCGCCGCTTCCCGCGACCGCTGATGGGTGAAAGCCCGCTGGTGGCTGCCTATTCGGACATCGGCATCGGTGCAGCCATCGCAGCTCAGCAGACTTCATTCTATCGCAATGAAGCGCGCCCCAGCGCGGTGCTGTCAACAGACTTAAACTTGAGCCGGGACCAGACGCAGGAGTTGCGCGATAGATGGAATGACCAGGCCAAAGGTTTGAAGCAGGGCGGCACTCCCATCCTGACCTCTGGCTTGAAGGTCATGCCCTGGTCAACACCCAGCAAGGATGCTGCCACAGCTGACATCCTCAAGCTGACCAATGAACACATCGCCCTGGCGTTTCGCATCCCTCTGCAAATTCTCGGCATCGGTGGCACGACCTATTCATCCACCGAGCTGCTGATGCAAAGCTGGATTGCTTCAGGCTTAGGCTTTGCCCTCAATCATATTGAGGAAGCAATCGGAGTGCTGTTCGATCTTGAAGGGCAGCCTGATGAATATGTCGAGTTCGACACTGCAGCTCTGCTGCGGTCGTCGCAAAAGGAACGCATTGAGGCGCTGGCCCGCGGTGTGCAAGGAGGCATTTTCGCGCCCAATGAAGCACGCAACATCGAAGGCTTCGACTCCGTGAAATTCGGAGACG